AATTTAGATAGCTGAAAAAGAGTGGTTTATATGCATAAATCACTCTTTTTTTATGTCTGAATTTAGTAAGAAATTGAAAAACGAATACGCTAACGCATACGGAAACGAATACGCTATGAAAAACAAAGGTCTCTATACTAAACCCCAAATCTATGATGCTGGAGGCGATACTTCTAAACGTTGGTACGTGTACTTCTCTTATCTAAATCCTAAAACTAACAAGATGGAGAGGCAGACACCACTCTACTATGGTATGAACCGATATCAAGATGCTTCAGTACGCCGCGCAGCTGCTAAACAACTGCGCGATATGGTAGAAGATGTGCTGAAAAATGGCTACAGTCCGTATGAAGAAGGATATACCGAAGAGAAGGTAATAAACATAGAAAAAGCCCTTGAATTAGGTTTGGAAAACGCTCAGGCTACAATGAAAGAAACTTCTTTTAAAGACCATAAGTACCGATTGCTAAACTTCCAAAAATGGCTATATGAAAATGGCTTTAGAGGACGCGTCTTCTCTGTGATTACTAAACGTACAGTCCTTAACTTCCTCAATAGCGTACTACAACGTACCAGCCCCAAAAACCGCAATAACTTTCGGGCAAGCCTTTCTATATTATTTACCTTCTTGGAAGAAAACGAATACATCACTGATAATTTTGTGAGCAAAATACCTGTGCTAAAAGCTAAGCCCGAACGCAATAAAACCTATACCCAAGCGCAAGAAGAAGAGTTATTTAAATACCTTGAAACTCACGACAAGCAGCTGCTGCTGATGATTAAATTTGTAAGTTATAACTTCCTACGCCCTATCGAGGTATGCCGTTTGCGTGTAAAAGATATTAATTTTGAGGAGCGCCAGCTGGTAGTAGATGCTAAAAACCAACTACAAAAAACTAAAATCATTCCTGAACTTCTTTTTAAGGAAATAGCTCACCTTAAAGGGGCAAATCCTGATTATTATCTATTTGCCCCTCAAGGCGTGGGAAGTTGGGAAACTACCGAAATGAACAAACGCGACTATTGGAGTAAGCGGTTTAAAAAGGTGAAAGAAGTATTTGGTATGGGTAGCGAATACGGTATTTACTCATTTCGACATACCTTTATTACCAAGCTGTATCGTGAATTGCGCAAAACGCTTACCCCTCACGAAACTAAGAGCCAACTAATGCTCATCACTGGGCATACTACCTTTACCGCCTTGGATAAGTACCTGCGCGATATTGATGCTGAGCTGCCTGCTGATTACTCAGCTCTTATTCTCCAAGCCTCGCGCTAAGTAGGTTACTATTTCCTCGCCGCGTGCCTGGCTAATAGCGGTGGCAAGGTATTCTAATACTTGGCTATCATTAACCACTTTATCGATAAAAGGCTGTTCTTTTTGTCCCTTGCGATATAGGTGTGCCTCTACGCGGTAATTCGTTTCTCTTGGCTTGTGGCGCATACGCTGGTGCGATTTGCGCAGCCTACCGCTCTCGATACCGTAATGAAGCACAAAGCCGTGTCGGGGCATTTTTATTCTTAAGCCTCTGAGATACTTTTGCTGATAACCTTCTTTGCGATTAGAATCGGGTAAAACGGGCTCTGCTGTAGCGTTTCTTAAGGCGTTATCATCGTTGCGAATATGCCTACTAAATCTGCTGGTCTCGTTTCTGAGCGCACTTTGTAGCATAGCTGCTGCCTTATAGCCTATTTCTTCTTCATTCATAATTATTTACAGCCTACGGGTACTGTCCAATCTTCTTGTTTAACAATCAAAGGTGTGGGGGTTTTAAAATGTACTTCTACATCTACGCCAAAAAAATGTGCCTGAGGGTCCTCCACTGGGTAGATTTTTGTTAAATCTTTTTCAAAGGAATTGAAGAGGAAATGCTCCTTTTGGTGATTGTCCCAGCGTATGCGCGAAAGGAATTGCAGGGCGATGGCTTCTGCCTTACTGATGAGCTCTTGTTGCGCCTCGAAATTGTCGTGAGGGGCGTTGGAATAGATGATTGAAAAGGTAAGTTTGCGCCTGCCCATAGTATTCAACTCGCCTCCGTCTAAGCCTAATTCGTAATCGTAAATAGCTAAAAAAGGCGAGGCTATGCCATTGAAAGAGCGTTCTTTTTCGGCTATCTCACGAGAGAAATAGCCTACTTTATCCTTGATATGGATATTTTGGTCTGCTAAATCGGAAAAGTATTTCTTTAATTGTAGATACATAATTAATTTACTATGGTTTGTTGTCCGTTGGGGTTTTTGTCGAGGGTGGTGAGGTTGATATTGGGGAAGTTGCCGTATAGGGTGCTGTCCCAGTTGTTCCAATCGCGGATACGCTCGAAAACTTCGAGGGTGCGCAATCGCTTTACAGGCATACGGGTAGAGAGAATGGTGTACGCCTCGCGCTTGTCGCTACCACTACCGCTTAGGTTTTTGCCCCCTGGTATACCTGCCCCGAGCAGACAAGGGTCTACCCCCATAGGGAAGAGTATCTCGGAATTGCCGGCACTGGCATCGGGCAAGAAATTGCCGTCTTTAATCTTGTCGTCTATAGGGATTACTTCTATACCTTTGATAAGATTGTTGTTGCTATCGCGGAAGAATGGCGAGACGAACGAACGCCCCGCTGCTTGGTTGCCGCTCATATGCTCATCGATTGCCTTGATGGTTTCTTGGCGGGCGGCTTCGCGTTTTTCTTGTGGCATTTCTTGCCATTCCTCGCGCCCAAACTTGTGGAGGAAGAAATCATCGGCGATGTATATCACGTATTTTAGGTTCAATTGGTTTTCAAACATATACTTTTTGAACGAGGGCACGGAAAGCACTACATCTACCCACCCGTTGTAGAAGGAACTATGCCATTTTACCTTGGGGTAATTCTTCTCGGTAGTAAGCGGGCGAATTACGGGCACGATAAATTTGGTGATTTTCTTTTCCTTGCAATAGGCTTTGAGGGTTTCGACATTGTGAATATCGGAGAAAAAGGGTACTTCTACGGTTAGTTCCTCGTTGAGGGTGTCGCCCCAAGTGGTATTGATATAGACTTTATCGACAAAGCCTTTTTTGTTGGGCACGCCCAAGCGGCAATGGGGGGCTTGCTGGCGTTTTACGGATACAATTTTGTCGAAATTGGGTGCGAGTAGGTACTCTACAAAGGCAATGCCGTAGGTTTCAAAGTCTTCGATAATCTCTGCCATTGTTACATCCCAGCGGCAGGTTTTGAAGAAGCTATCAATCTCGGGGAAAGCCGAGCGGAGGCGTTCGCGTGTGGTTACGCCCTCTTCGGTTTCTACATCTTGGTAGAGGCGGAAGCCCAAGCCGTAGTGGGCAGATATGAGCACCTCCAAGCCTCCAATAGCCGCGCCCGTTTTGTTGAGTTTTTTGGTGAATTCTTGTGGGTATAGGTTATTGTCGCCCCAAGCGGCGAACTTATCGGTGTCGCTTGAATCTTTTTGGGTTTTGGGGGTGGAGAGGCTTTGCTTATCGGAACCAAAGAGCACAGCAGCTTTAGGCGAATTGCTATTTGAGGGCGAATTACCATTCGCCCCTACGGTGAAAACGTAAATGTCTTTGTCTATTTGTTTCATTATTTCCATTTTTCACTTTGGAAAGTGTAACCAAAGTCGTTAATAATAATTGATACCATTTGTAGTACATTCATTTGATTGCCTGCACGTTTGGTTATTTCGATATACTCGCTATCGTTCCAATCGATATTGTAACAGAAGCCATCGCGTAGCAGATAGATAGATGGATATATACACGTTTTCCACACATCTAATGAAAGAATACGGTTAGCAGTTTCTTTACTGAAAAAGATACTCCCTTGATATTCTTCATTAGCTGTTCTTTTCATTATATTTTTAGGAGGTTTGTATCCTTCAGGGAAAAACTTTGTAAAATAGTATACAGGTTTTCCGTAGTTATCGGATAAATCTTTTTTGGTTACTATATCCATTTGGCGTTTTGTTGATTAGTAAATTACTTCTTTTCCGTTGAAAGCAACTATAAAGAGGATACAAATTTTCTTTATGGTGCCGTCGCTGAGTTTGATATTGCGGGTTTTGTTTTGCCAGTGGTTGGGGTTCTTTTCAAAATCTTGCTTGTTGCGGGGTTGCTGCATAAGGGTTGCGCCCGTATAGGTACATAGCTTGCCACCAAAGTTGTTTTGCCTATTGTAGGTGCGTACGGTTATGGTGAAAGGTATGGGCTTCTTGCGCTCATCAAGTTTTCTCATTTCTGCCAGTACGTCCTTTAAAAAAACTTTGTCCATAAGTGTTAGGATTTATTGGGCAAAGGTAATAGGTAGGGATATATTGGGAAAGGACAGGCTTCTTTATCATTATAAAAATGTTAAGTACTTGATTGTCATCGGGTATAGGTAGAAAGGTTATCAGCTTGTATTCATTGAACGTAGAAAAACCCCCTGCCGCCTTAGTGATTTTTACAATTTGAATTTAGGAAAATGGGGTGATATATGGATACGAGGAAGAGAAACGAGCAACAAAAAAAAGAGGGGGGGGCCCCCGGGGGGG